ATGGGAGAAGTGTTTAAGCTGAACCATTGCTATAACATGGACTGCCTGCCGGCAATGGAACTGTTCCCGGATAATTATTTTGATTTGGCGGTTGTGGATCCACCGTATTTCTCTGGCCCGGAACGCAGAGGATTTTACGGATCAAAAGTCAGCAAAATAGGCGTACATCGTGACTACCCCGTTTCTCCTGCTTGGAGTAAACCAGAACCGGAGTATTTCAGGGAGCTGCTTCGAGTGTGCCGCCGCTATATTGTATGGGGCTGTAATTATTTTGACTACCAGTTTGCTACTGGACGGGTCGTGTGGGATAAGTGCAATGGAAATTCTAGCTTTTCAGATTGCGAGATTGCGGCGACAGATTTGTTTTCCTCAGTGAGAATGTTCCGGTATATGTGGTCCGGCATGATGCAGGGAAAAAGCATCACAGAAGGTGGCACCATGCAGGGCAACAAGAGCTTAAACGAAAAACGCATCCACCCAACGCAGAAGCCGGTTGCTCTTTATGACTGGATTTTCAAAAACTATGCAGAGCCAGGGCAGAAGGTTCTTGACACCCATCTTGGAAGTGGAAGCAGCCGCATAGCAGCATATGAGGCTGGACTTGATTTTATCGGATTTGAAATTGATCCGTTCTATTTCCAGTTGGAAGAAGAACGGTTTTCTGAGTACACAAGTCAAACCAGCCTGTTTCACATGGAGGAAAAGAAAAAATGATTCTTGAAAAACTTCACAGAGCAATCAACAACTTCAACAAGACATTCAACTGGCGGCGCTTCCGCCGCGATGCGCTGCACCTGGGAGAAAGCCTGCTGGTGTTCGGCGTGCTGTATGGCATTTTTTCAACCCTGATCTGGGGTGTCTGCTGGCTGTTCAAAATCAATTACAACCCAGATCTCATTGCCGTTGCATGGGCAGTGCCGGTGTTGCTGGACACTTTGGTCAAAAAGGCTTATGACTGGAACAATGAAGTCCGGGACTGGGATTGAGAGGCGGGAACGACCTATGGATGAAGCAACAAGAATCTCGCTGAAAGACCAGTTCAACAGCCTTTTGGTACGGGCTATTGAGGGTAGGCGCGGCGGTATGGCACTGATGCGGGTGCTGGAAGAACTGGACTTTTACAATTCCCCGGCCAGCGCGAAGCATCACCTGAATGTCCCCGGCGGTCTGGTGCTGCATTCTCTCAATGTGGCAAGAGCTGCCCTGGAATTGTGCGACAAGATGCCGCAGTTTGCAAAATGCAATAAGGGCGCAGTCTTGACCGCCGCGTTACTCCATGACGTTTGCAAGGCTGGGCAGTACATCAAAAAGCCGGATGGCAGTTACCGTTATGAAGATAGTCACTTGATGGGACACGGTGAAGCATCCGTCAGCATTATCAAAGACTGGATTTTCTTGACCGACACGGAAGCCCTGGCAATCAGGTGGCACATGGGAGCATATAGCGGAGAGCAGGACTGGGGAACGCTCAGCAAAGTATACGACCGCTGCCCGGAAGCCCTGTGCCTGCACATGGCTGACATGATCGCAACGCACATCATGGAGGTAGAAGAGTGAGCAGAGGCACCGCCTACTATGATCTTCCGAATGGTGAGCGAATAGAACTGCCGACAACAATGCCGGATGTTGAGGAAGTGCCGGGACCCCTATGTGATGGAAAATTTGAATTGCCAGAAGCCGTAAAAGAAATGTTCAAGTGGATGGATGAAACATTCGGAACATGGGAAAGCGACTTCAGCAGTTTCAAAATCTGGATGAAATTGCGGAAAAACTTCAATCCACCGGTGCGCTGGGAAGCGATGCAGGACAAGCGTCGAAACCCAAAGCCTTTGGGCCGAAACACCTATTTATATAAAGCAAGGAAGATCAAGAGCTTGGCAAGAAGTACACATACCAGAGTATCCCTGCACAAGGGAAAACAAAAGGGTACTGAAGAACAGTGCAAGCACACATTCAAGATAACCGCAGCCCGGTGCGCGCCTTGCAGTGGTTACAACGTGGAGTGCGAGCACTACGAGAAAAACAGTGCCGCTGATACACAGCATGGTTCTTCTCGAACGTGAAATAAGCAGCCCTGCACCGCAGAAGCGGGGCTGCTTTTTATATGGCGCAGAGCACTTCTTATAGGCGGAAGTGCTGCGAATGGGGTCAGACCCCGTCTGCGCCTTGGTTGTTTTCCATGAAAGCCGGGAAACTTTGAAACCGGTTGCCCGGCATAGCGGAATGGTGCTGTACAGCAGCGTCCTCCTTTCCGTTCAAGCCCGGTGAAAGACCGGGCTGCCATTTCCGCGAAAGACGCACCCGCATGGAGTTGACGGGAATGGGTGCGCCGCAGCATGAGCGTAGAAATGCCCTGTTCAATCCGCACAGGAACAAAAGCGGTAGGCCATTGCCGTGGCCGCCCCGTCCGGCGCTCTCTTGCCGGGCGGGTCTGATATGCGGACGCATAGAGGATGATCCTGCTTCTGACTATCCCCCATAAGCAGGAACGCCGGTTCGATGCCGGCCGTCCGTGCAAAAAGAAATGAGGTCAGTATGATTCATCTGGGAGATATAACAAAAATCCACGGTGATGAAATCGAGCCGGTGGACTGCATCACGTTCGGCAGTCCGTGCCAGGATTTGTCCATTGCGGGACGTAGGGCGGGACTTGCCGGAGAACGATCTGGTCTTTTTGTTGAGGCTGTGCGAATCATCAAGGAAATGAGGAAAGCGACAAATGGAATGTACCCAACTTTCGCTATTTGGGAGAACGTACCCGGAGCCTTCTCCAGTAACAACGGAGAGGACTTCCGAGCAGTCCTGGAAGAACTTGCCCGCGTGGAGCAACCAAACGCTGTTATTCCTAGACCTCCGAGGGGGGGGCAGATGGAGCAAAGCCGGAGCAATCGCCGGAAACGGATGGTCTTTGGCGTGGAGACAGCTGGACAGTCAATATTTCGGAGTGGCCCAGCGCCGAAAGCGTATCGCTCTTATCCTCGACCTTGGAGGTCAACGCGCCGGAGAAATATTATTTGAGCGCACGAGCCTGTCAAGGCATCCTGACCCGCGCATCCCGGCGTGGAAAGAAGTTGCCGGACTTACTACAAACTGCTCTGCTGGAAATGATCGAGTGGTGGCAGAGGGGGGGCAGAACGCAGCCTACACCTTGAAAATACGTTCGGGATGCGCAGGCGGCGGCAAGGGTGCGCTGGTGCAGACGGAGAAAACCGGGACACTATCGACACTCCAAGACCAAACGATCTTCCAACTGATCCAGGAACCGACATACTGCATCAGCGGGAATACGGTTGACCGGAAAACAAACCAGAACGGGACAGGCGTAAGAGAAAGCGGAGCCTTTACGGTGAACACGGTAGACCGTCACGCGGTAGCGTACGCATTACAAAATCAAAATCTCTGCATTGATGATGCCCTTCCGTTCGATACGACCCAAATAACAAGCAAGGTAAATAAATCCAATCCACAATGGGGCGACCCATGCCATCCGTTAGCAGCGGCGGCACACCCGCCAGCTGCAGTAATTAGAATCAGTGATGAAGAAATGCAAGTCCAACCGATGGTTCTGGAAAGCAATCAGGTTCATGCAACGGTCACACAAAACGGAATCTGCCCGACACTTCCGGCGAGTATGGGACTTGGCGGCGGGTATGTTCCGATGATTACGGACCACCCGGCGGACAGGCCTGTTGTTTTTGAAAACCATGCGCAGGACGCACGGTACAAGGAAGCCCCCACCTGTTCCCCAACGGTCGTAGCCCGTTGGGGAACAGGTGGGGGAAATACGCCGCTCGTGGCCGTGCCGAGGCAGGTCACAAGCTACGGCATCGGCAATGGACAGGCCCACGCCTACGCCAGTAAGGAAAAATCCGGGACGCTGGACACCATGCACGATGCGCAGGCTGTGGCAATCGAATACTCCGGCTGCCTGAATCCATGGGACACCCAAGCGCGGCGGGTATATGGCGAAGATGGCACATTCCCAGCACTTCCGTCCAGAGAATCAGCGGGCGGGAACCAGCAGGCGGTACTTGCTGGGCAGAGAACAAGATGGATTGTCCGCAGGCTGACACCGACAGAATGTGAGCGGTTGCAGGGCTACCCGGATGGATGGACGGACATTGGAGAGTGGACGGACACCAAAGGAAAAAAGCATAAGCCGGCAGACAGTCCACGGTACAAAGCACTTGGAAATTCCATTGCCCTGCCGCAGTGGTTCTGGATTGCCCAAAAAATGAAGTCATACATGGGCGATGGCGCAAAGCTGGGAAGCCTGTTTGACGGGATTGGCGGATTCCCACTGGTATGGGAAACTACATACGGCATCGGGACCGCTCGGTGGGCATCGGAGATTGAAGAATTTCCGATTGCAGTTACGAAAAAACACTTCCCGGAAAGGAAAGAATATGAAAATTGATGTGGGAAAAATCGCTCTGGTGGCGGTCATGATTGCAGGTATACAGGTCAACGTGCTTTATCACCGGATTGATGACCTGGAATGCCAGCGGGATATTTACAAGTCCCGGTATGAGGACTGGGAGGGCGTGTCGAAAGAGATTGCAGAGTACGCCGATACCTTGCGGGATTCTCTGAAAGCACGGGACCGACTGGATGGAAAATTGCTGGTTGAGGATGCTGGCGATTTTCTCTGCACGGCCTACTGTACCGAAAAGCGGGAGCATATCTGCGGCACAGGAACCGGGATCACAGCCAGCGGTGCACCGGTAGAAGCTGACGTGACGGTGGCGGCTGACCCGGATGTGTTCCCGTTTGGAACCATCCTCTATATCGAGGACATAGGAGTTCGGATCGTTCAGGACAAGGGGGCAGGAATCCAGGGAAAGCACCTGGATGTGGCGGTTTCCGGCAGTCATGAAGATGCTCTGAATTGGAATGGCTACGGGACGCATAGAGTTTGGATTATCAAAGAAGGAGAATAAAAATATGGACGGATTTGTGAAAACACTGGGTGTTCTGATGGTTTTGGCAGCTGTGGCACTGTGGGCGGCACTGATTTTCTTTGTGCCTGCCGCACTGATTAAGTTCCTTTGGCTTTATCTGGTGGCATGATGGACAATGAAACGCTGACACGGATTCTGTCCGCACGATTTATAACGTGTAATGAGCAGGCCCGAAAAGGCAGTAAGGGATGCACGAAAGAGTGCAAACTCTATGAGCTGCAAGAACCGGGTATGACCTGCCGGGACAGCGTCCTTCTCCACGCAGAGGAAGCAAAGAAAATTTTGAAAATAAGGTCGCACAACTCCTGACACAGGCCGCCCGCTGCGGCGGCCTTTTTTGTGAGCATGGGAACAGGCCCGGCCCGGTTCAACTCCGGGATTGCCCAAAACTGAAAGGAGAACACACCGATGCAGAGGTACTACATTTTGCTGAAAGCGACCGGTGCTGGTGGGTGGCCGGGTTGGCTGCCGTACCGGCTGGATGCGGACAGCGCCGAACAGGCTGTTGAAAAAGCCAAGGAGCAGGCCGAGAATCATTACCCGGAGTACGAAAAGTTTGAAGTTCAGGCTATCGAAATTGAAAGGAGAAGCAAATGAAGCTGGCAGCAATCGCAAAGCTCATTAAGGCAGATGGGTACTGTAAACTCTACAAAGTGTTCTATGACGATTGCAGAACCTATGATTTGTACATTGGAACCAAAACGGCAATCTTCCCGCTGACCGGATTTCCGAAGGCACAAAATGAAAGTGAGTTGGCAACCCTCCTGGGCATCAGCAAAAAGGAATGGGCAGACATCGAGTTTGATAATGACTGCCCGGATGATCTCCATCACATCGAAGGGATGGATTTGGACGACACGGCAGACGGAGAAATGGACTGCGTGACCGGAAGAATCGGTATCCGGTACTGCGGGTGTGAACTGGTTCCAATGATCGAGCCTGTTTCGGGAACGGTCGGTTTTGTGGATGCGAAGCAGATCATGCCAGTAGCAGATGAAATCCGCAAGAGCGGATATTTCAAATACTGCGCCAGGAAGATGGCGAGCGGCGGACGCTACTATGTTATCAAGGACGGAATGGTGGTGCGCGGCGCGGTGCTTCCTGTAAAGCTGGAACCTCTGGCAAAGTCTGGACTGCGTGAGCTTGCCGACATGGTGAAAAAGACTAGGGATGTTGCCGATGTGGAGGACTTGAGCGAACAGGAGGACAAAAACGATGCGTAAGACTTTGGAACTGCTGGCTTTGTCCACCTGCACTGCCGCGCTGTGCGTAACACTGACTGGGTGTGAAGCAGTCAAGGGCATAGCAAGCGGTGAAAAACCGGTCAAGACGGTATATGTTTACCTGCCGGACGGCACTTTACTGGACAAAGGACGGGCGGACGAGGTAAGTTCGTTTGCACACAATGATCGTATCGTGAAAGTCACGATTGACGGGAAAACATACGAGACCAGCTGGGCCAATGTGGTTTTAGTGGAGGAATAACGATGAGCAAGATTTTGAAAAGTGTAACCTTGGGTGATGTGAAAAATGGTGGCATCTTCAGAGCGCTGGGCAAGGAGTTTGTGAAGCTGGATGCGGACGAACACGGCTGCCTTGTACTGGCAAAGGACATTTGGACGAAAATGCCGTTCCGTGAGGGAGACGACCCGGAATGCCCCAATGATCTGCGCCGGAGCGAGATCATGTCGTATCTGGGCAACCGTTTGGCAGAGTTTACCGAGAAAGGCACGCCGCTGGATATTTTCATCCCGTTCAAGATTGATCTGCAGGATACGACCGGCCAGACTGAATATGGAACTGTCGAGTACCGGATTGGCTTGCTGACCCTGCGCCAGTATGGCAAGTATTGGCGGCTGATTCCGAAGGCAGATGTGCCGTGGTGGCTGGCAACTCCTTACGGTACGCCGAACAGCTCTCCGCGCGCCAGCAATGACGACGACGTCTGGTACGTCTACGCCGATGGCTCCCTCAACTACTACTGGTGCAGCTACTCCTATGGTGTTCGCCCCGTTTTGTGCTTTTCCTCTGCACTCTTGGTCTCTGTTGAGGACGAAGGCGAGGCCGGGTTTTCTCTTGCAAATGTTCCGCTGGATGATCTGCTGGCTGAGATCAAGAGCCGGACGGAGGGTTGACCATGGATGCAGTGAAAAATGACGTGAAGCGGCTGGTCAAAATTGAGCTGGCCGCTGCAAACAAGAAGTTTCGGATGTTTGCAGGGCCGCATGAGGGCGCGGGAATCATCCAAGAAGAAGTCGTGGAAGCTGTGCAGGAAATGAACGGTCTGCGTCAGGAACTCAATGCAATGTGGATGAATGTTTACTCCAACAATCCGCAGATTTCCACGAAGGGTGTATATGACCGGGCTGTTGCTCTGGCCGTGGAAGCTATTCAGACAGCAGCGATGGCCCGGAAGTTTGAGCGCAGCCAGCGCCGTCACTGGCCGGGGGCAAAGGAGCCGCACTATGGTGAAGAAGAATGACGCACCTACCGAAATCGAGACCATCACGCTGACCATGAGCCGCCCAGTGGCGGAGGCTGTGCAGACTGCCTGCGAGTGGTATCTGCGGCTGCACATGGGACAGTTCTGGGATCTGGCAGAAGACTTGTGCTTTGCAAAATTCTACTCGGACGCGGAAAGCAATGCGTTTCAGAGCGAGGAACAGCGTAAAAACGCTTTTAATGTTGCGATAGACCGCAGAAATACCATGCTGCTAGAAATGGAACGGCTGTACAGCAGATACGTTCTCCCCGCCCCGACCTCAGACGTAATGAAGGTGCCGTACCGGGCAGAACAGGTATGGCTTGTTATTCGCCACGCCCTGGCATGGCATGACAAGCCGGAGGGCGATCCATGGAATGTGTGCTTTGATAAGCCGCTGAACCGCAGCGACCAGCCGCAGCCGGTAGTAAAACTCAATGAAAAGCAGGAGGCAAAGAAATGAGAAAGATTTTTATGGTGGGAGCATCTGCGGCGGCAAGCGTTTTGCTGATGACGGGATGCAACAAGCAGGTAATTGATTTGACCTACGAATATTCGCAGGCACAGATTAAAATGCCGGATGGAACCGTAATTGAGGGCAAGGTGGATAGCTGGAACGATTATGAAGGCGACCAGTTACAGGTCAAAATTAACGGAACAACATATCTGGCCCATTCGTCAAACGTGGTCCTCTGGCACTGAGCAAGGGCAGAGTTCGGGATCGAGAGGAAGAAGTTGCACCCGAATCTTGAAGATTTTGAGGTTATGAAGTTGGAGAAAGTGCAATGAGACAGAACGGAGCAATGTTTATCTGCAACCGTTGCCGGAAGCAGGTATTTGCAGAACGGTTCGATGATGGTCGGTTTGACCAGAAGGCACTGGATGGGTGAGCGCTTGAAACAAGGGACTTCTTTGGAGTTGGTGACTTGTGCCCGGAGTGCTTCAAGGTGTACCGCGAAACGATGGAACGTTTTTATACGGGAGGCAAACGTGGAGCCTGAAAACACCTGCTGCACCTGCTATTACCATGACGCTAAAAGCTGGTTCTGCTATAACGGCCTGTCACCGAAAGGAACGGAGAACACGGACCCGGAGGACACCTGCGAGTTTTACGAAAAAAGAAGCGAGTGCGAAAGCTAACAGCCTGAAAATAGCAAGCCCGTCGTAAAATTGCCGCCCTGACGAGGCGGCAGGGGGCTTGTATGTGTAACTTAATCTAGCGACCACGGAAGAACACGCCGGGGAAAGCGGGGGTCAAGGGGGGAGAAAACGAGGGCGGGTCTGTAGGGCTTGAAGGAATGAGAAACTTAAAAAGACCTGCCCGGCGTTGTATCCCCCTTGTCCTGCGAAGCCGTGTGTGTTTGGTCCACAGAAAAGAAAATCCCAGTAGAACCTTGCGGAAGGAGGAAGTGAACGGTGCGGGCATGGTACATTCGGGAACAGAAACACATTCTCGGAACATCCGATTATGCAGAAGTGGATCTCTTTGAAACGACGGACAAGGAACACACCGCGAGCACCCGCCGCAAAAGAGAGCTGGCAACCTCCATTGCGCAGCAGAAGTATAACGACATGATAGCAAGGCGGTATTTCTGCCAGCTGGCCTATACGAATTTCGGGGAAAGCGACTGGGCGGTCACGTTTACATACGACCACGGCCACCAGCCAGCACCCGGAGATTTTGACCAAGTAGACCGGGACTGGACGAATTTTACCCGCCGCTTGAAGCGCTTCTGCAAAAAGATGGGTCGAGAAGCATCCAAGTGGATGCAGGTTGCAGAGTACAGCGTGGTGGACGAGGACGGGAAAGTTACCGGCAGACACCACCATCATGCGATCCTGCAAGGCAATCTGACATGGCAGGAGATCAAGGACTTGTGGCGGGACAGCACCGGGCGGCCGATGGGGCTTGTGAAAGTTGAGCCTATCGACCTGACCTGTTCCAGCTTTGAACGCCTGACAACCTACATGACGAAAGCCCGCGCCCGTATCCGGCGCTGGCGACAGAGCCAAGGACTGCAAAAGCCGAAAACCCCGCGCCCGAACGACACCAGATGGAGCCGCAAGCGCTTTGACGAAGCGTTTGCTTTGCCGGATGATCGTGCGTACTGGGAGAAAAAATACCCTGGATATACTCTGCGTGAGTGTGAGCAGCATATCACCGGCAACAACACCAAGCATTTGATCCTCAAGTTGAAAAAGAAACCGGAGACCCGGCGGAAGAACAGGAGAAACCAGCCATGAGCATGAGATTGGAACTTTCTGACCTGCCGCCACGCTACCGGGCACAGGCGGAAAAGCAGCTTGCACAGAGAAGGTGCGGGGGCAAAGCTGCACCTGCATCGTTGGAAGCCGCTGTGAATGCCGCCAGATCGACCGGACACGAGTTTGACAGCTGGGGCGAGTATGACTACTACATGGGAACTGTTCTGCCCAAAGTCCAGAGTGGCGAGGTCGTGAAGGTAGAGCTGCACCGCAGGTTTACTATGCTGCCGGAAAAAGAATACGGCAATGTGAAGCTCCCGGCGGCGCACTATACCCCGGATTTTGTGCTGACCTATGCTGATGGCACGGTTGAGGTGGTGGAAGTGAAAAGCAAATTCACCCGGCGGCAGCAGCGTGATTACATCCACCGCCGCCGTATGTTTATCGATCTTGTGGCAGAACCGCAGCACTGGCGGTTTATTGAGCATATCACGCCAGATACGGCGGAAGAAATCAGAAAGTGGAAGCGCCTGGCCGAACAGGCGGGAAAGGATTCATCATGGGAAAAAGCAGGGCAAGGATGCCAGCATTCTACCGGCAGAGCATCCAGAATGCAGTGAATCAGCAAATCAACATCGGCAAGTCGAAGCACCGCACGACGCTGAACCGTGAGGCAATCGGGCAGGTCGTTTCGTACTGCGCAGTTGCCGCGGCACATGATCTCTGGGACTGGGGAGAGAAAGAATCTACGCTCCTGACCTTGAAGATGAACAATGCTGCATCCAGGTATATCATGGATCACGACAAGTACGGTGCACCGGAAGCCCTCAAGCGGCTGGAAGCACGCACTGCCCACCTGATGCCGGAAGAATTTTGGCTCCCGGCGGGTGGTCTGGTAGGCTCTGAAAAAAAGCTGCGTGTTCTGGCTGAACGCCGGGACGCTGCAAAGATGATTGTTCGTTTCTTTGCGGAATCACTGGAAGAAATGGAATATACCCCTGAACAAATTGAGACCGTGAAGGAAGAAATCAAGAAAAATTACCAGCAGTTCCTCGGCTGGGTGGACGATGGCGGAGAAGAAGTTGCCTATGATCGTCTGCGCCGGGTTATTGAGGACATTTACGGCGTGGGTGCCATGGTGGAGCGCGTCAAGGGTGAAGAACCCGTTTTCGGAGAACCCCTTTTCAAGAAAGATTTTTGATTTTTTGGGAGGACTGAGCAGTGAAAGTACACGAGGCGGAGGCAATCTTGAAATATTATGCGGACATCCCGCAGCGGATAGAGATCATCCGCCGTCAGTGTACCGCACTGAGCGATGAAGTGGACCCTATGCGGGGAATGGGCACCGATGGAATGCCCCGTGGTGGAACGCCTGGGGACAGCACGGCGGCGATGGCCTGCCGGATGGATGAACTGGGCATTGGAGACCAACTGCGTCAGCTGGAACGGCAGCGGGCTGTGTTGCTGGAAGATCAGAACATTATCCGAGGACAAATGAACCGGATGGACAGTGGCCACAATCTGATTTTAACGGAGTTCTACATCAGCCACAAAAAATGGCACGAAGTACAGCAGAAAGTTCCATACAGTGTGCAGCACTTGAAGTACCTGCGAAACGTCGCTCTTGCACAGCTGGGAAGGAACCTGGAACGGCTCCCGGAGTGCGCCGCTTTATTATCGCGTGCGTTAAACACGCGCGAGGAACAGCGCCGAGCGGATGCCTGGGCGGAGGGTGACATTCTCTTATAGGCAAAGCTGCCTGCGGAACTTCATGTGCAGGCGCTTCCGCAAAATCGTGTCCGATGGTCGTAGAAAAACAAACACGACTACCCCAAAAATCTGAAAACAGGCATAGAAATAACCCGGCGGGCAGTTGGCCTACCGGGTTTCGTGCAAAGGAGGACAAAGTTATGGGAAAGAAGCATAAAAACAAGGTTCGGGTGCTGCCCGGAAGGATGTATAGGTTGGTGCGGAGTGACAGGAGCGTATACTGTGACGCAGAGAACGCGCTCAGAACCTGCTTTATCGAAGAAACCAAAGAGCAGCGGACCGCACGGGAAGAGGGCGAACTGTGCCGGTTCGTGAGGATGGCACCGGATGGTGGCGTTGAACTGATTTCAAACGCAGGAAACGTAGTCCGTTTCAAAAACGCAGAAGATCTTACGATAACGCTGCGTTTCGCAAAAGATGTGCTGAGGATTACGGAGGCCTTGAAAAATGGGAATCAAAATTGAACTGACCGATGATGAAATTATTGAACCGTCTGGCGGAATGGCAATGTTTGACCTTCCGGGTGGAGAATTTCCGGGGAACGAGGATGTGCTGTTTGATCTGCGCTGGTCTGTGATTCCGCGGAGACAGGGCGGAATTGAAGTCTTTGGCGGAAATGATGGAAAAATAGTCCTGGAATCGGAAGAAGAGGTAAAGGATCTGTGCGAAGCTATGATACGTCAAATTAGAGCAAAACCGATATTCTCAGATTCAGGAGAGCCGCTGCTGGACTGCCGATCTGAAAGGCGGGCAGCTGAACCGGATTTACGCGAAGGAAGACAAAATGAAGATCAAAATTGAGATTGACAGCGGCATGATAAGCCCGCGAGAATATGCCGTTAGAACCATCGCAAAGGAAATCGTGAAAACTGGAATCAAAGAAAAGCAGATCTGGTACAACGAAGCGGCAATCCAAACCGAATTGGAAAATGCAGAGGTAGGAAGGCTCGTCAGGTGTTGGCTAAAAAATGTTTGGCCGCTTCCACAGCTACGTTCTTTGCGATTTCGATTATCACATCTGCGCTGAAAGAACCGGCCTTTTTGGCAACGCTTTTGACCTTTTCCCAGTTCGTATCAGACCGAATGTTTTCAAGAAATCTATGACCATCAGGCGTAATGCGGGAAATGGGAATGCGATAAGTGTCTTTCGAGAAAAGCGTTTCAACAAACCCGGATTTGACGCAATACTCAACGGCGTAAAAGAGATCGTCGTTGTCGTAGGTCTTTTCAAGTTCAAGCTGGTAGGCTGGCGGTGTTTCCGGGTCATCCAGCAGACAATCGTTCACGTTGTTCTTTTGGTAGGAAATAAAATAGCAATAGTGATTATAGTCTGTGTGCTCTTCTGCGCAGAGCATAACGGCACGGACGCAATCCATGTTCAACTTCATACAAACTGTCCTTTCAACGCCATAAGCCCGTCAGGTCATCGACCCGACGGGCTTTTCGTTACTCTGTGGGGATGGTAATGGTTATGTCAACCATTTGCGTGGATGGCCTTTCGGTGACGGTGAAAGTACGAATACCATGTTCATCCTCAACACTGGAAACAGTGACTTCATCGGGGGATAGGCCGTGCATCATGCAATATCGTTGCTTCACAGCTGCTTCTGCCCGCAGCACCTGCTGGTCTAACTGAAATTGTTTCATGACGGGTGCGCAGCTGTCCACAAAGCTACGCATCAACTGGTCGATGGTCTGTTGGGCTTCCGGGGAAGTGTTGTTCATTGCTAGTCCTCTCTTTCTTTTGGCGCGTTGCGCTTGATGATGATATGCGGCTCGCTCGGATCTCGGCCTTCCTCTGCGCTTGCCTGGGCGATCTGTTCAGCCAGACCTACCGGCAGACCGTTTTCGTCCAGCGGACCGGTGTAGCCGTCGTAGTCCACGATGTTGATGCAGGGCGGTGGCGGGACGGTCTTGTAATACCTGCCGTCCTCATAGTTCTGATCCGTGACCCGGTTCCAGTAACCAATGTCGCCGTGCTCTTCCTGGGCGGCTTCCATTGCTTCTCTGGCCTGTTCTTCCGTCAGACCATCGAACAGCAGGCGGGAGCCGTCCGCAAAAGCGGCGACCAAACGCCACGGCGCGAAAAATTCTTCGTATTCCATGCAAAACCTCATTTCGTGAGAGAAAATGTATCAAAAAAGCGGGTTTTCGTGATTGAATTGAACTTTTTGAAGCTGGAAAGTTGAATTTCGTGGTTAAAAAGCTGCTTTTCGTGGCTAAGACCGGATTTTTGCAGATAAATTGCAAATTTCGTGGTCAAAAAGTAAGATTTCGTGAAGTAAGATTCTTTACTCCGGGATGTAACCGTTCAGGCAGCGATTGAAACCGCGTTTCGTGAGGGCATCGGTAACTCTGTCCTCTGGGAAGTAGTAAGTAGAACCGTCTGCCGCAGGAACAGCCCCGGCGGGATGCTCTGCGCCGGTGTACCAGTCCGTTTCCGTGTCGTACTTGCGGTGCAGGTACTTGTAAACGTCACGCTGGGCTTTGTCGAATACCTCCACGAAAGAGAAGGATGCACAAGGCGGCATCTCTTTTGCCAGCATGGGTGCGTTCTGCGCCAGCCATGCAGCCATTACGGTTTTGGCTGCATTTCGTTTCGGCTTACCTTCCCGGTGCACCAGATCCAGCAGCTGCACAACAAGGGGCTTTGGCAGATCGTTCAGCACTTCTTCCAGCGGGTACGGATTTTCGTGCAGCAAGGGCGACGTGCGCAGCTCCGGCACGAGATCCAGATCGTGACAGGTTACAGGCTTCTGGCGGTCGTCGATGCGCTCACTGGTATAATACAGCATATCTTTGATTGCGTTCTGTGCCGCGTTGGAAAGCTGCTCCACCAGAGCAACACTGTCTGCAAAGCTGATCTGCGCCTCGTTTCGTTCGCCGGTGCTACGGCCCGTCTTATAGGCCACATCAATGATACCAAGCTCCATAGCCAGCCGGAAAATGTGCTTGCAGGGCTTTTTGCGCTTTACAAAATCGTTGCAGGTGCAGCTTGCAAGGCTGGTCTGGTACGGCTCTTTGCCGGATCCATAGAAAACCCCGGTTTCGTGTTCCTTGTCCACGGAAAGCGGGCTGGTCTTGCTCTGCTGGGCGCTGGCAAGGCGCTTTTCTTCGTCAGTGTCTGCGGGATGCTCTGTCCAGGGGCCGAAGGCGGGAATCATAGTCATAACGGGAAACCTCCTTTTCGTGTTTCGTTACTGTCATGATAGAGCAAAACGCAAATAAAAGCAATAAATTAGAACAAGATTTCGTGACGGGATGCAAGAATAACCCCGGCGGGCTGCCGGGGCTGGCCGTCAGAACGGCAGGCCGGTATAGTTGCGCATGGGAATGGCATCGGCGGCGGGAACCAGCATATTAAGCAGCTGCCGGTATAAAGCCGGGTTTGCTGCACGCTGGGCACGGAAGTCCTCTAGGAATTGCGCCTGTGCTGCCAGATCAGCCAAGTTTTCGTCATCCACGTTGTAGCATTGGCATTGATCCGGCCCAGCGGAGTATATCCAACATCGAACCATGAAAACACCTCCTTTCGGTTTCGTGATGTTCCCGGCGTAAATGTCGGGAAGATGGGGCGGGGTTAGAGGCTGGTCTTGTGTGCGCCCTTGTCGGTGTGCTCCCAAACGTCCACGGAGTAGCCAACCTTGCGGAACTTCTCCGCGAGTTCGTGCGCTTGGTCCGGGTTGTTGCTCCATGTGGTGAGCGGGTAGCCGGACTTGTTGTAAACGATCTGATAACGTGTCATGTAGAAAACTCCTTTCGTGTTTCGTGATGTGCTCCCGGCATGGTGCCGGGTGCCGGTGAGGTAGGGCCGCTTTATCCGGTGCGCACCCTGCCAGGGCTTCCGGGCCTGCATCAGGCGTGGACGGCGGGCAGAGCTGCCAGATCGGCGAGGCGGGGCACGGTCAAGTGGTGACGTTCTGCCACCGGTTCCGGGCGCTGGCTCTGGGCGGCGTGCTCTGCTGCGCTCTCGATAATCTCCGTCATCCGCTGGGCGGCTTCTTCCGGCGTGGTGAAGTTCTCGACTTCGCGGATGTGGGTCTTGCTGATCCGGTCGGACCAGTCGATCAGGCGGGCGGGGTCAAAGTTGACCGGCTGCACGGTGATCTTGCAGGTGGTGGGCTTACCGTTGGTGTAGTAGTCGGCGGTGACGATGTAGGCGATCTGGGTGGTGTTCTGGTTCTTCATGGTTGTTGCTCCTTTTCGTTCTGTATTTCGTGTGGATGCTCCCGGCGGCCTGCCGGATGGGCTGTTACCCATGAGCGCCCGCCCCGGTCTGGGGCGGCTGGGCTTGCACCAGCGGCAGCGGTGAGGCTGTCGGCCTTGCGGGTTTCGTGTCAGGCGTTGAGCTGTAAAAACGTGCTCTGCGTGGGGATCAGGTGCCGGGTGAGGGTGTCGGTGTAGCTGGCCTCTCCCTCGTAGCTGTCAACCACCCGGCGGTCTGCGGCGGCCATATCGTGATAGCTCTTTTTGCCGTAGGTGGGAGGCAGCCAGCCTTTGCGCTGTCCGGCGTAGAGATTGAAGGACTTCAAAACGTCCGTGTTCGTAAACTCGATGTGGCAGGTGCCTTTCTTGTAAAACGTGGCGGTGAAATAGTGCAGCTGGATCTTCTGGGTCTGGCCGCTCTTTTCGGCGGCATCCAGCACGGCGCGGAGTTCGTCCCCATTGTAGGGCTTGCCGTTCGTGTCCAGGAAGTGCAGCACCCGCTCGATCTGGGCAACATGGCCTGTTGCGTTGTACCGGGGGCAGAAACGCCCATCGTATGTATCAAAGGCGTTGCAGCGGAAAATGACCTTGCGGTTGATCTTGTACGCGGAGTTCGTGCACCAGCCGTTGTAATAATGCACGTTCTTGCTGTACTCGTCGTTATAATGCAGGTTCGTCCAGTCGTCGAACAGCTTTATAATTTCGTGGTCGATGCTGGAAAGAAGATTTCGTGAAATTTCTTCCCGGACGGTCAGAATGTTGTACGCGCTGAAGTCGTAGCCTTCAAGCTCTTTGATTCGCTTCTGGTAATCCTGCTGCATTTCGTAGGTCATCGCATCGAACAGCTGCGGCATTTCAAACAGCTGTTTCCAGTACATCCCGCGCAGTTCCCGGATAGCGTCGTTATAAGATTTCGTGAAAGCCATCACGGGGTTTTCTTTCTTACCAGCGCCGGCAGAGGAAAACAACGACTTGATTCCGTTGTACTCTTCATAGATCCGACGCACACCTTCAGCCGCGGCGTTATACCGTTCAATGGCTGCCGTAATGGGGTCGGAAGATACCAGGGCGGCAAACTCCGGGTTTTCTTTCAAGCGCTCTGCGGTTTCGTTTTTCAGATCCAGCCGGATCCGGCTCACCGGCTCCCGGTCGGGAATGTCCACCGACACAAGCGCCACCTCCACGCGGGCGGCGCGGCGGGCGTTCTTGAAAGCGTCCGGGTAATACTTCACTGTTGCGTGCAGCGCTTCCAGCCGTGCGGCCAGCTCTTTCCGTTCGTTGGTGCAGGGGTTGCGCAGGGTTTCGGCGTTCAGCAGGCACCGCACCTTGCCGCCGTCCTGCATGATGTCCAGCGCTTTGAGCAGGTGCCGCGCACCCTCTGAAAAAGGCGGGTTCATGACGATTGCGGCGTATTTCGTGGTGGGGCGGAAGGTCAGAAAGTTATCATGCACCACCCGAAAACCGTCTTTCTTCAGCACGGCGCGGAAGTCGCTGGAAAGCTCGATGCAGTCAAGCTCTGCGCTTCGTGCCTTTCCCTTGTCGTATTGGTCAACCTCGCCGGTCTTATAGTCGTGGTGGACGTTGAACGCCAGGGCGTGGACCTGACGGGCAAGTGCTCCATCACCGGCGGACGGTTCAAGGATGGGTTTCGGGTAGGTGGTGAACCCGGATTTTACTTCCCGCAGGGAGAAAACCATATCAAAGGCCAGACTGTCCGGCGTGGGGTAGAAGTCCAGGGAATCGTTTGGGGTGGTCATCGTGTAAACCTCTTTTCGTGTTTCGTGATATGCCCGGCGGAATGCTGGGCGGTGGGGCGGGGCCGCTTTATCCGGTGCGGACCCTGCCAGGGCATCCGGTGCAGGTCATGCAAACAGGCGGTTGCATACCTGCTGTATTTCGTCGTTCGCCTTCATCGGGGCAATGAGCACGGAAACGGCGGC